GCTAGCTTAGTCTGTGCTGCTGGTTGACCTTGTGTAGCTACAAAAATGCTAGCCAAATCAAATGACCTTGCATCTGTTCCCAGGTAATCGTTGTCTAAAGCAATCCACAAATGGTCTTGTGCATTGTTGACACGATCACACTCAATGGGCATAATCAGATCTGATGAAGTTTTCACAGATGCTGAATATTCCATTTCTAGCAATTGCACCTTCGTTTCAGGTGGATTTGCTATGGGATTGTAGTCTGCCGCCATCATCATATTTCCGATGGCGAAGTTTGCAGAGAAGTCCGCAGTTTCAGTTATCAACTGCATCAACATCCCATGGATCTCATATTCTTGAAATCCTTGGGCTTGAGTGGACAACCAAGGAAACAAATCTACATTTCCTGGGTTTAATTGGTACTTCTGCAAGTGGAAAGCTGTTGATGTTGTTCCTGGCACAAAAGTACCACTAATAATATCACCAACAAACTCTCGATGATGGAAAACCGTGGCTTCACCCTTCATAGTATTAACTACTCGAGGTGGACCACTAGGGGCTGTTTGGATGACGTCATCGTTCAACAATGAGTTCATTTTAACATGGTAGGTTCCGAGACCAAATACAGTATCGGCCATCCCACCTAGTTTTCCTCCAGCCCAGCTACCTACACTAGAGCCAAGGTCCGAAAGATATCCTCCTTCTCCCTTGACTTGTGTTAGCCTCTGCCGTTGTCGGCGCTGGTTTCTCCTTTTAGCTCTTTTTGCCAACTGAGCTTGTGTTGGGCGGCTCTGAACCGCTTTGCGGGTTGTTGTTGTTTTCTTCCCGGGTTTCGTCCCGTTTCTTTTCGAATTAACACGATTCATTGTGTTTTTATCTGGCTGTATCAACTTTACACGCGCTCCAGATAAACTCTGTGGTCGCAATGAAAAAGTGCGTTCGCCAGTGAAAAGATTGAAATACCGCTCATCGTTCTGGATTTGACACTTTGCCATAATCCAACGTGGCTCATCATATAAGATGTTGTCGTATTTCTCTAACAACCAACTGATAACGTCTCTACAAAATTTTCGAAACGGTAAATCAGTCCAACCAACACTCAGCATTGCTGCTGTTCGCTCTAGTGTGATTGCGGGAGTCAGATGTTCTCTCGGTGCATACAAGAGTGATGTCATTAACTTCACTCGATTGTAAACCGGTACGGCTTTGCCGCTCAAGAACACTGTGTGAGCTGATAAGAAATCTAATTCTTCTGGTTTACGGGGGTACAACGCATCAGTCGTGGTAGTTACTCCTAACTTTTTCCACTCATCGATAACTGTAATCGCGTTGTAAAACTCGTGCGCTTCATCTGAAACGGTCCAAGTGTTATCATCTCCCACCAACGCTTTCGCTGTGTGCAATTCAAATGATTCATACGATCTAAGATCAGATGTTGAAGTCATAATCCATGCATAAGCTAATAGCGTGTAAAGAATTAGAGTATTGTCTGATATAGTATTCACTGAACCAGAAGGGTTACCAGTCTTTTTCATGACTATAACTCCATCTGGACAGATCACCAGTGTATTCACAAGGTTTCTGTAATAAGTACGAA